AGCTAGAGCATCAGTCACGCTTCCGAAACGAGCCGCCTCTTGGTTGATCTGCGGTTGGGAAGTAATATCGAGACCAAAGAAGGTCACGAGTCTTTCCTCCAACAGTCGGCCGAGTCCAAGCTGGAAAAACATATTCAGCGAGGGCTCAATGGCAATCAACCTAGACGTTGTATCGTCTTTCGGGACGAAACTAAACCTACTACCTTGAACAAACTCGACCTCACCATATATTGCGTTCCGAGAAAACTCGGCTGCGCTCCACGTGGATTGGTCATCGTTGGCTAAAGCGGAATGATACACCGCTTCCAATAGCCTCGAGGTACACGTTAGTGGAGAGTCGAAGTGCTTCGTATAGAAGTCTTCACCTCTTGCACCGATGCTAGCCCCTGGCCCACTCCTACCCTTGAAAAACAAGGAATAATAGGAGTGAACAAGGGGCAAACCGCCCGGATAAAAGAACTTATAAAGGGTGTATTTGAACTCACCCAACAGTTCTTCATCCAGACTCGTGTTAGGACTATAGCTCCAGGACTCACACCTCCGATTGGAGGCATGAAACTTTTCGGCTGCTTTGGCATCGCCCTCGCTAGTCGTCCTATCAGAAGCAGAATACTTCTTTAGTAACGATTTTGCAAGAGCAACCGCCGCCACCTGCCTAGGTGTTAGGTCCACGGACCACTGATCCCCGGGTTTAAAACCGGGGGGTAGCTCGTCCTTAAGATCAAAAAGCAAGGCCTTAAAGAGCTCATCTGACATTGCCATGATGTAGATCCTTCAGTTTAAAGCAACTCACGAGAAATCAATCAGCGGGATCCTTCTGCAACCCTTTCGGGATACAGAGGGAATAAAGCGCTACATACCAATGCAGCGCCCTCACGGTCAAATTTTACGACCGCGCCTATAGCGACCGCCGCGGCTATTACTAGCCACGACGTATTACGCTTTCTCTTCAGGACCATCGTTAGATGACCCCGGAGATTATAGCGTCGCCAAGCTCATTGCTCTGCTCCCAAAGGGAGCCAATGAGCGCTGAAAGACAGGCCCGAACACTTTCCGGATCCGCGATATCCGCACCTGCGGGTACCGCAATTTCCAGCTTAGCAAGCATAACCTGCTTCGGCTGGCCGGAGAGGACATCAACACCCTTACGGGCGCTGACGGTCCAAGTGTTCTTGGGCACACTCGGGAGTTGTCCGTTTGCTTGTAATGCCGGCAGGGTACGAAGTACCTTGGGCCGGGTTGCAAGAATGGTAAACGGATTTGAAGGACTCGACACATCGACACCCGTTTGAGTGCCGCCCAGAGCAGTAACTGCCCTGGCCACACCGTTCACGTCTGGCGCAACATCTGTTGCGAGCGTGTAAGTGGGGGATGTCAGGCCGGTTTCTGGAGCACCGGTAACCGGAGAAGTGGGATTCCACGTCATGTGGGATACTCCTATCCTGAATGGAATTGCGAAACATCG